TTGAAGTTTTGATAGTGGTATAAGGAGGAATGATATATCCATCACCTTGTGTGATCATTATAATGTCTCTAATTTTACCTATACCGTCTGTAACTGGTGTTGCTGTTGTTCCATAACCGATAACACTTGTAATTTGAGCCGAAACGCTGCTATTAGCATTAATATATACAGTATTGCCTGTAGTAAATGTCCATGATGTAGAGTTAATTGAAGTGTTTGTTAGAGAGTTAGCATATGGACGAATTGAAATTAGATTTGCGCCAGAGACAGCGGTTGTATTAATAGAAACAACAACGCCGTTGGCCTTTGATACTGGATCGTTGATGGTATCACCAACGTTAATTGAGTGATTAAGTGTCATGGCAGACATGAACACAATAGAGTCAGAATTACTAAAGCCTTGACCAGTGCCGCCAACAGGAACAACTACCTTGAAGATAGAATTGTTTGCATCATATAGAGTAAGAACGTCATCTGCTGAATATGCATTGGCATTATATGTTGTACCAGAGTTTAGATATTTCACAAAAAGAGTATTCAAATCTGGCGATAATGACTCGTATCCAGTCTTTACTTCTAGAACTTGTGAAACAAGATTTGCACCATTTTTTGCGAATAAACCAGTATAGTTACCCATAGCCACTGGCTGAAGGTCGCCCTGTAAGTCTCTGATCTTTACATAAGGATAGTTTGTATAATACTGAAAGTTACATCCATTGATAATAGTTCCCTTTGTGAAAATATTATCACCAAAGCGTTCAATCTGATTCTGTAGAATTGTCTGTAGTTGGTTTAGTTCCCTGGTTTGTACGGCAACCGAAGGCTTAAATAGGATTTTGTTGTAATTCTTTGACTCCTTGAAGTCATCAAAATATGGAGCAACGCTAAGATCAGTTTGAATTGACATTTAAATCCTCTTAAAACTCTAATATTAACTTAATAGTTTCAGACTGTGTGTTTGATCTGTTTACAGCATCAAAATTCTCAAGGTACAGAATGTCGCCACTTTGCGTAACTAAATCTGGTTCATAACTTGTATTTATATTGAAAATAGCACCACTTGAATTGCCCGTAAGAGTATTTGAAGAATACAACGGACCTAATTTTTCAGAAAGATATACAGTATTGCCGGAAGAATTGTTTGAGTGGAAGACAGCATTTGCTATCGCAACATTTGCTTGATATACGGTTTCATGCTCTGTGAATTTTGTTGCCGTAACATAAGTGCCTTCATATCTGTATAGTTGAGAAAAGGTATCAAATTGTTTAGCAACTCCATTATTAATAATAGTGTCCACTTGAGCGTTTGCAGAAGATGTATTACCCACAATAGTATATCCTGTTGTAAAGAATCCAACAGTATTTGATACTTTAACTGTTCCTACTCCAATATTTTCTACTATTCCATAAGCAGTTTTACCTGAATATGTCTGACTTACGCTTTCTCCCACTTGAAAAGTACCATTTTCGCTAGATATATTAAACACAACATTAGCAAACATTGGATCTCTAAGGATACCGACTGTTCTATAATCGCCGTCTGTTGTTATTGTATTGCTTTGACTATTAGCAAATGTGGTTGTTACCCCTACTCTAGAGCAGAATAGTTCTGATAGGGGATCAGAACCATGTCCTCCACGAGGTGAGGCTATAACTCTTAGTGTAGCAGTATTAGATACGCCGACTTGATTAGCAGCGAAAACATAAGCGGCAGCACCAAATATACCAGAACCTCTATTAAGCACTTCTACCTTATAAATTGAGTTTGCTGTATTAGCGTCAACTAAAGCACGAGCCTCAGCGTATACGGGGTCGTTGGAACTGTTTAGAATGACAACAGATGGAGTGATCTGATACTCTGAGGTATTGTCTGGAGTAGTCGCAAACGCTCTGTCCATGTAAGCCCATGTACCAGAAGTGTTTATAAAGTGTGATGTAATCTTACCATATTCACCTACGGCTGTACCGTCAACAACGATAAGATAACAGCCGTTATAGAAACTGGCCGTCTTAGATGCTGAATTACCCAATCTACAATAAGATTGTCCCGATGGATTATTAGTGAAATCGAGTGGATCATTAAATGTATCTGTGTAATAATTGTCATATCCCGATCCACTGATGGTAGACCTTACACCATATTGATCTACAGTTATGATAACATCAATTGATCCAGGTACAGCATTTCCTGTAACGTTTGAATCTTCATCAAAAGGAATATAGTTACTTGTATTAAATTTGTCGTAAGTAGAAGAACTCATCTGAAACATATATTTCCAAATATATCCATCGCTTGTTTCATAATATTCGTCTTGAGCGGACGTATCAGCAAAGGTTGGTTGTTCTGTTGAGGGAGAATCATTATTGTTATATAAACATTTGTAAACATAATATGTCGTACCTTCGTCAACAACAACAAAGAAGTTTTGTTCTGCTTCTAAATTTGGATCTTCATCGTCATACATGTCGTAGACTGTGCCGCTAGTCCAAGCATTCTTTTTGATCATATAAGCAATGTCAGTTTCTTGAATATGCTTGCCAAAAAGCATACTATTATAAGCATCAAACTGTGTGGTCTTGAATGTGTCATATAGGTCTTGAACAACGCCGCCAGGATATGGTGATGTTTTTCCTGCGAACATGTAATAGATTGTGTTCGCTTGTTCTGTAAAAGACTCAGCAAATTGCTTTGCCATCTGGAGTCTATAACCGTTTGTTGTTAGTTGTTTAGTAACCATTTTTAACCTATAATTGGACCAGTGTCATCATTGTTTATACGAGCGTTTGTATTAATCGTTGACTTCTTTATGATTTTACCAAACATTCTTGTTCCTGCAACATGTACCACATCTCTAACCATATCAGCATATCTATCTAAATTCAAGGATGCTCTAATCTCATAGGAGAAAGTTTGATAATATGTGCCGTCTTGAATATATTTATCTGAACTTGAGAACCCCTTCGTGGAAGCATAGTATCCCTGGCCCTTGCCTTGTTTATTGGCAGAAACTTTCGCTGTACCGCTTACAAGTCCATTCTGAGAAGTAAAAGTTATAAGTTCGTCATTTATATAACCAAATCCAGAGTCTTGAATTGCTAATGTTTTTACAGCACCGGTGCCGGCAAATACTTGTGTTGTGACGTTTGCGTTTTCTCCAGAATATAATGAAGTTAAATCAGGATCAACAAAAGTAACATTTGCTGTGGCACCGCTTAAATCTCCGATGATAAGATTTGGTGAATTTGCCTCAAAATTATGAAGTAAAGAAAGTCTCTTTACACTCATAACTGATGTATTCGCGCTTATAACTCTGCCTATCGCTTCGCCAGTCAATCCGCTAGTTGTTACAGTAATTGTGTTTGCTGTTCCGTTAGAAGATAATCCGTGTATAGTATTACTGGTAACAAAAGTTCCGCTAAACACGTTGATCTGAACGGTATTGCCAGAGATAGTTAATACTCCACCAGTTGCAGTATTTGAAACTCCGTTGTCTTGATATATTAATTCATAGTATTGAAATGTATTGGCAAAATTGTTTATGGTCAAAGAAACTACATTTCCTTGTATAGGAACTAGTTCTGTAACTATTTCGCCTTCTTCAAATCTACCAGTTAGAGTATCAAACTCTATAATATAATCTTGTTTTCTTTTTGATGCTACGGGACGTTCATATAGTTTTACATACGGAGCAAAATTATAATCTTCTCCTGGATTAATAGTTAAGATTGCGTCCACTTCTCCCAATGATTTTATATCATAATCTAGAATATTAATTAAAGGATCACTATCTACATTTGCCGCAGGAAGTTTAGGAAAATAAAATTGAGAGGAATTTAAAGGCAAGTCAACATAGTATTCTTGTGGAGTATCAATATTTTGATCAGCAATAAAGTCTGTAAACAACACAACAGTTTCGGTTGGATTTACACTTGAGATAATGACATTAGCATCAGTGCCAGTTGATATTAAAGTTATTGTTGCGTTGCCGTTTGGTGTATAAATTTTTGTGTGAGTGTTGCCCAACGATCCAGAAAGATTTATTAGTCCTACATTATTACTAGAAAAAGCAAATGCATTAGCAGTTACATTTGCTGCGTTGTTTGCTGGAACGTTTAAAGTTACAGTATCAAATTCTTTAATGAAAGGAAGAGTGTTACTTGCTAATTGTATGTTACTGAATCCAACTACAGTTTCAGAAATTAATAGTTCTGAATTTGCATCGTATCCCCAACCAGAAGGAATATTGTTCAATGTAAACTTAACAGCACCAGTAACATCATTGATTTCTGTTACTCGACCTAAACCAAAATTGCCGTGAATAGAAGATAAATTAACGATATCACCAATACTAAAATTATAACCAGGTACATCAACAAGCAAATCTGATAGTGAACCTAAAACGTAAGGAATATTATTATAATCATTATTATAAGCAAGTCTTTCACCAGCAATAAAATCTTTTACAATATTCGTAATATAAAAAATTTCTACGAATTTTGATCCGATCTTTCTACGAACAATGTGATCAACGAATGCTGTTGCTCCACTATCTAGACCCCTAACTTGTTTTCCTAGAAACTCTTTATTTCTATCAGAAGGAGATACTTCTAGATATACTGGTTTAATCCAGATGCCATCAGAAGGCTTGAAGATATCATCACCAGGAAAATATAGATCAATGTCTTCTTTGAACACTAATTGAAATAGTAATTTTAATGCTCTTTCATTACCTTTTGCTCTGTATAGATCAATAATCTTTTTAACAGTCAATCTTTTTTCAGAAAGAGTATCAAACTGAATACCAGATAGATAAGTGTTTTTGAAATATAGAATAAATTCTTCTAGAGTTTGATCAATGTCAGAATAACTAAAAAGACTTCTTGATCTGTTGAGTGGATTTTCATTTTGTTCCATCCATTCATAATATGCTTCCATGAAAGCAATAAGATTTTTACCATCAGACTGATATAGTGATGGGAACTGATTCTCAATTAAATTAGAAATATTTTTAGTAATCTCAACCATTATTGTCTAACAATCTGTACCGTTACGCGAATTTCGTCGTTTGGAATTTCTAGAATTGTATTCTTATTTGAACTATTATCTTTCTTTAATGGCATAACGTAAATTCTAATTGCGTCTCCGATAAAATCAGATACCAAGAAGTTTGTTAATACGATTGTTCCTGTATTATAATTTATAGAACCAACATTAGGAACTACAGTCTTGTGTGAACCGTCTGTGTCTTCCTTGACTATACGAATTAATCCTTCACCATCATCTTCTAATGATACAAGTTCTCCTGCATAAAAAAACTTAGACGATATTGCAGCGTGTTGATCATAAGAAACGTGATTCAATGGTTGAGGAGGTAATGTATAATCCAGTTCAGTATTAAATTCTATTGTATAGTTTCTAGAAGAAGTTAATGTTGGTATAATTTTCTTCATAAGAGTATAATCAGTTTCGTTACTGACAATACTTGAATGAGCATTATCAATCTTATTGACTAACCTAGAGTATAATAGAGTTGACTTAAAGTTATTAAGATTATCTAGATTATAATTCTGAATAGAGTCTGTGACAAGAGTTTGAATATCTTCAGGAGTCAATGATGTTTCGTTGACGTTATATTTTACGTTGCAAGTAATGCTTACATAGGTATAATTTGGTTCAATAAAGAGTGGTCTAATTGTGAGGGGCGCTCTTGTCTTAATGAACTCCTCGTATTCAAGTTTTTTAGCAGTAGGAACAGCGTCATAGTTTGCTACCTTCAACGAAATAAAGACTGAACCATATTGTGGAGGAATTGCTTCCTCGCCACCATAAACAGAGATTGCTTGAATTTCTGGATAGTTTATTGTGAACAGAGTTTCATAGTCTCTTACGGTAACAGCACGATCTTGTGTAGCATAGAATCGTGGAGCATTTCTACGAATAGACTCTGTGCTTTCTCCAACATCGCCACCAGTAGCAGAAGAAACAGTTGTTACAATAACGTTAGAAGTGCCGCCGATCTGACCGTTGGGTGTGAATTTATTAACACCGTTTGGTAACTGACCATTTGTGGCACGATATTCTGCCACGATTGTTGATCCATCGGGTGGTCTTCTACCAACAACATCGTCGCCAAATATAATCTCATACTGATTATTCTCGGCACCCTGTAAGAAATATACCTTCGAGTCTGCTACTAAGTCTAGAATGCTTGAAGATAGTTTATAGCCGACTGTATTAGCGCCATTGTTTTCAACACTGACAACGCTTAATGATGTAGTATCAATCGTTGGATTAGATAGCAATAATCTTTGTCTGTCTGTATTAGCAGAAGATTGAATTACGAAAGTATCTGTGATGTATGTACCTTCATAGAGTGAAACGCTGTTTGCTTGAAAAACGCCGTTGTTTCCTGATACTGTAATGTTTTGATCAGTAGAGAAAATATAGTTGTTTGATCCAGCCTTAGAGGTAAAAGTAGTACCTTTAGGAATTGTTATTAGAGTAATGTTTGAATTGGCGGTTACTGTAAGATTTACTGTAGCCTTAGAAGACCTGAATGATCTTGGTAAATAATTTAGTTCTTTTGCCCTGAGAACGACGGAATCGCGCATCTGAGCAGTGTCCAAAAACATTTCAGAACCGATCATGTTCATAAAGAAAGCGTTCTGATATGTGTTATATGATAGGAGGTCTAGAATGACATTAAGATTGCTGCCCTCAAAGTCATAGTCTTTGAATCTGTCCTGAGACTTCAGAAAAGTCTTCAGACTGTTCTTATAGTCATTAAAGTCCAGACTAGTCAGTGAAATGTTTGTATTTGCCATTAGCGTACTCTATAGAGGATAGTGTTTAGGGTTACTGCTTCACTCTTATTTATCAGATAAAATACAACGGTGACAACATAAGCATTATCATCAACATAAGGACTAGCAACCACATCAAGTAATTTTGCTCTAGGTTCAAAGTTTTCTATAACGCTTCTAATTTCATATTCGATTCCAGTCTGCGTTTGTGGCGAAATGGGCTCAAATAGATACTTCTTTATGTTACTACCAACAGTAGGCTGAAATGGTCTTTCGTACTTATTTGTTAAAATAAGATTTTTGATAGAAGTTTTTACGGCTTCCTCGTTTCTTTTCCTGACAAGATCATGTAATTCTGGATGAACGTCAAAATCCGTAAAGAAATCGCTATAGATTTCAGTCTGAGTCTTTAACGGTGTATATTTGTCTTGATTAAAATCCGTCATTATTGCCTTCTATTATTTTGGTTTACCTGTATTTCCACCTTGAGGATCAGTATGTATATGATTATCTAGAGAAATATTATTACCAATAACATCACCATCGGCCGTAAGTTTTCCATGGAGAGTAACATCTCCTGTTATGTCCCAGGCGTTGGCTTTAGCAGTTGCATTACCGTCAATTGTTATATTTGCATCACCCTTAACTTCTATATTTAAATTACCTCCAACATATAAAGTCTTATCTTTTACAACAATTTCATAATCTTTGTCTACTACTTTTGTAACTTTTTGACCATCATGATTTATTTCAGTATATGTTCCCGACTTGTGATATATGTGTATTCGTTCATTGTCTGGTGAGTCATCTATCTCAATAATATGACCAGACTTTGTTTTCCACACATGATTGAATGGATACTTTGCTGCATACGCCGGCGCAGGTTCAGGACCTAATTGTTCTTTTTGTACTGTATTTATTTCACGAGCCAGATCAGCAACATCGTTGTTCTTCTGATCTTTACCTGGCATCTTAGCATATGATCCCCACAGAATAGGCAACTGCTTCTCATGTCCATCTAGAAAGAATCCAAACACATGTGAGCCGATTTCTAAACCCGTCGGTGATCTACCAATCTGCTTGTAACTGGCAGATGTTGTGGGAAGTAGTGGTGTAGCCCAAGGCAATTCGTCTTTCTGAATCTTAGGATCGTCATGTTCACCTATGACTCTGATCTTAACCCTACCGAGTTTCTCTGGATCCATATCATCTTCTACTATGGCCACAAACCAATGAAATCCTTCTTCGCCCATTCCTGTCGTAGTCATTACACTTTATCCTCATATGAACCTTTAATCAATTCCATAGAACATGTATATTCTCTTTCATATCCTCCTGATAACATCAAAACAGAATGTCTTAATTTTGATATTAAATAATTTCCAGAAACAAGTCTATTTTGTTTTTGTTCGTCTGTAAATCCAGATTGTGTGTCTAATCTTATTTCAATTACATCGCCAGCAGCAAGGTCAGAATCTCCATATACTGCGGCATGGAATATGTTTTCTGATATTTTTGTAGCAAAAGAAAACTTTGCTCCAATTGATTCTGGTATATAGGTTTCTGGTAAATGACTTGAATAGGGTATAATCATTATTTTGGATGGTTCTGAACCATATTTTTTTTCGTATGATGTTGAATTTAATGGAAATGCTTTCTCAGATGCAAATTTAAACTTAGATTGTTTTTCTGAATTTTTATAATCAATGGTTGTGACTTCTCCTGTCATCAAATCGAATTTCTTGACGACATTGTTAAGCGAGCCTTGTGATAATCTTTTTGTATTATTAAACAAAGAAACATGTTTGAAATCAAGTAAGTTTCTGCTATGCATGTTTTTCAAATCGGTATTTGGAGCCGTATCATGATAATATATTCTTCCGTTAACTTTTTTCTTTAAATTGTCCATCAAAAATTCTAATGATGTAAAATTAAAACCTCTTTGATTTTCAAAAAAAACATAAGTTGAAGATAGGTATTTTTCAGATACAGAACGGCGTCTTATCATATCAATACTTTGAAGCGGATTCAATCTACTGATAAGAACTTCTTGTGTGCCTTTTGGTATATCTCCAATATTAATTTTCTTTTTTGTTTTAAGAAAATCTTTAGCGATACTTTTTATAATATCGGCAGAACTTTGAGAATATTTTTTATTTACAACAACGGTATTATTTGTTATAAATTCTTCACTTGTGGCTGTTATCATATAAGTTTTTGATCGTCCTGAAATATTAGAGCGTTGCTCATTTACGGATTTAACATGTAATTTATACTTTACAGTTTCTTCATATCCAGAACTTACAAAAGCAACCTCTATTGTTTCTGCTCCAACTATAGGAAATGTATTGATCAAATCTATACTGTCATTGATTAAGAAATCCGCACGAACAACAGGAAACAATATATCTTCGTATATGTTAAAAGAAACAACTTGTCCAAAAATATCTTTTTTGTTTCCGCCGCTTAAATCGGAAAGTGTTATATTTTTAATATCAATTGCGTTAGGTTGAAGAAATGTACTTGCCATTATAAGAATAAATCTTTTAGTTGAGTTTGTGCTACACTGGCAAATTGATTGCCAAGTAACTTTAAGTTTGTCTTTTTATTATTTAATTCGTGTTCATAATCATAAGCATTAATGGCATCCCAATAAATCAATTCGTCATTTGGAATATTTTGTGTGATTGTGGTAACACTATCTACTGTTGCTGTTTCGCCGCTTGTATATCCTTCAATAACATCTCCTTCAGATATATCACCAGCAACGTGTCTTATAGTAGCATATGATGTAGTGCTATATGCTAATTCAGCGAC